TTCTAATAGATTAAATTCAGAAGCAATTGGGGCTTATACATTACAGGGAAATAAAATTGGTTATATCCCTTTTAAAATTAATCAAATTGATATCAAAGCTAAATATACAGTAACCAAAATTAATCTAACTCAAGAAAATCCTATACTTTTAATTTCTAGACAATTTGAACAAGCAAATTTCATTCAAGTCGAACCAGATTTTATTAAGTTGGTAAAATATAAAACTAATAAAAATATTAAACAAAGTCAAGATATTAAAAATGATCTTAAACATTTTTCTATATATTTGACTAAAGCTGGGAACGAAATTGAGAGCTTAAACATAACATATCAAGATCAAAATTATGTAAATTTAGAAGTAAAAACTTTAGATTCAAATATTACATTTTGGACAGTAACAAAAAAATACTATGAAGAAAATATATTTAAATATGATGAATTTTATAAATTTAAACTAATTCCCAAATGTATTTATCAGCAATTTCAAATTCATAGATTAGAAGATTATTTGAAAATAAAGTACAAATCAATTGATAAATTACTAAAAATGAAAAAATTTAAGTTGGAATCATTAGAAAAAGCAAATATTTTTGAATTATTTGACAAAATTAAAGAGATAAATTATGGGTTTGATATAATTCAAACTTTGAAATTAAAAACAATTAAAAAACATGATATTAGAGGTCAAGTTTATAATCAAGAACAATTAGATAACTTAATTAAACTAATTATTCAATATAATGTTAGCAAAAATCATTACTACGAACCGTTCAACTATTTATATCATATAAACTCTCAACCAAAATTTACTTTTAACTCTGATATTGAAGAGTTTGTAAACATATTTAATGGAATTAAATTAGGAGGTTTATGTTATAATCATGAACTAAAATATTATTGTCAGATTGATTTATACGATGATATAAATATTGTTGAAATATCAAATGATAAATCAATTAGTAAAGAAAAAATTATTGAACTAATTTTAAAGTTAGTAATAGCAAATAAATCTATTGTTAATATATATAATCCAATAGAAGGTCTTATCTATAGATTAGAAATTCCAGAATTAATTAGAAATAAAATTTCAAATATAATATCCAAATAATATATATTAAAATTTATTAATTATCCTTAAATTTGTCAAATGAACGATATATAATACTAGATTCTGATAGCATTGAATTATCTTGATTAATTAATAGTTTATTAGTTGGTTTATATATAACTCTAATACCTTGTTTAATAATATCTGGTCTTGGACTCAATTCTAATCTTTCTAAAATTTTTTTTATAATTTCAATTTTATCTAAATCTTTAACTTGGTCATAAAATGCCTTTAATTCAGTCAAGTTCAAAACATTAATTCCATTAATATCATTCCAACGAGTTCTATAAAAAGGTACTAAAGTTAAATCAAAATCTTTAATTTCATCATTTGTCCAATTATTTTTAAATGTAATATTAGTCCCATTCAAATTTTTAGTAATTTGTTTAAAATCTTCTATATAAAATTCATCTATAACTGGTTTCATTTCGGTATAATATACCATTAATAAATTAACATCAGTTGGTGATTGAAAAGATTCATTTATTATTAAATCTTTGTATCCTAATGAATATAAGTAATATAAAATAGATGCATAACCTGATAAGATTATAGTATCTTTTTTATCTGTCATATAGCCATTATATTTTTTATTTACCATGTGATAAATTTTAGTAATTTGATTAATATATTTGGTTACTAAATATTCATCCATACCTCCGTCTAAATTATATTTGATATTGTATCTAGATAACAAATTCATTATTATAATATTTTAGATTAAAATAAAAATTGAATTATAATAAAATTATTTAAATTTATTCTATAAAACAATGTATATTATCCATAATAAGATTAAAGATTCTGTAAATCAATCTAAAAAAAATTATAAATTAACTAACTCGTTTTTATCAGGATTAGTAGCTGGTTTAATTGGAGCTTTCGTAGTTTATCCAATCGATGTAGTAAAAACTCGAATGCAAAATCAAAATTCAATCAATAATAAAATGTATAATAATGGTTGGGATTGTTTACGCAAATTATGGGTCCAAGAAAGACTAAAAGTATTTTATCGCGGGTGTATCCATCAAATGATAGGCGTTGCTTCTGAAAAAGCCGTTAAACTATTTGCGTATTCATCAATAACTTCACAATTTGATAAAGATCAATTGTCTACACATATATTTGGAGGATTAATTGCTGGAACTTGTCAAGTAATGATTACAAGTCCATATGAAATGATCAAAATTAATCTACAAATGAATAATCAAATTAATTATTCAGAACTACTTAATTTTAGAAAATTATATACTGGAGCATCTGCGTGTTTTCTAAGAGATATCCTATTTAGTGGAATATATTTTCCACTTTATTGGTATCTAAAAGAAAAAGAAAATTTAAATCCATTCATTGCAGGTACTTTAGCTGGTGCTCCTGCTAGTTTATTATGTACACCAGCAGATGTAATCAAAACTCGAATGCAAACATTAAGAAAAGAAAATATTAAACCTAAAATGATTTCAATAACTCAACAAATCTATCAACAAGAAGGATGGACTGCATTTTGGAAAGGAGGATATTGGCGTGTTCTCAAGTCAAGTCCTCAATTTGGTATAACTTTACTAGTATTTGAATATTTACATAGTTAAGATTTATAGTTCTTTATAAAAAATAAACTAATAAAATATTAATTTCTTATATTATTTAATATATATTATGTCAAATAATGGTTCAATTATGGAATTAGTTGCAAAAGGTGCTCAAGACGAAGAATTAATTGATATTAATAATAAAACATCAATTTTTGATTATTCTATTATAAAAAAAAATAAATATGCTAAAGGAGATACTATATTTTATCCTAGTGGTAAAGCTAATTGGGGGAATACTGTAAGGTTTTATATCGAACGAAAAGGTGATTTATTATATGGACTTTATTTGGTAGTAAAATTACCTAAATTATCAGTTGAAAATATAATTGGAACTGATGAAGATCTTAATGAAAATGATATAGATTCTGAATATAGGTTAAAGTATAGTGATTATATTGGAAATACTTTAATTGAAAAGGTTAGTTTATATTTTAATGGACAATTAATTGATGAACAATATGGAGAATATATGCAAATATATACTGATTTATATATTAGTGATTGGAATAGAAAAGCAATGATAGGTCTTGACGATTATCTTAACTTGCCAAATTTGAAAATAAATCCTGAATATATTTATATACCTTTAAATTTTTGGTTCTGTAATAATAATAACACTCCTTTACCAATTATTTCTATGCAAAATACAGAAATTTATATTGATATTAAATTTAGAAATTTTTCTGATTGTTATAGTATATTAAAAAAGAACACTAACTCTAATTTATATTTTCAACAAAATCTAAACCATTTAGAAGTACCATTAGAAGAAGTTAAGTTACAAGCAAATTTTTACTATTTGGATTTAGAAGAAAGAAAAGTAATGGCAGAAAAAGAATGGTCTATATCAATTACACAATCTCAAAGAAGATCAACTGAACTAAAAAGTAATGCTATACTTGAAATTGATTTTAATCACGTGGTTAAAGATTTATTTTTTTATTTAAGACCTATCAAACATATAGAATATGGTGATTTTTTTAATTTCACTTCAAAATCTTCTAATCCTCCGGGTGAGTTATTAACTAAACTAACACAATCTTATTTATGGAATTTAGAACCAGAAAGACATTTATTATCAAGAGCTAGAATTTTATTTAATGGAATTGAAAGAGTTGAATGGAGAGATGCAAAATATTTTTATAATATGCAAAATTACGAAAATTACAAAAATACAATTAAAACAAATATTTATTTATATTCATTTAATGTTAATCCAACTAAATTTAGCAATAATAATGGTTGTAATTTTTCACGTCTAGATAATGCTCAATTACAAGTTGAAATCCAACAAAATCAATTTGTAGTAGAAAACAAAAATACCCCATCATCCAGTCCAGTATTTTACCCGCTTTATGATAATTTTGAATTAGTTTGTTTTGCAACTAATTTTAATATTTTAACTATCAAAGGAGGATTAGCAGGTGTTAAATATTATAACTAGTTTATAGATCAACTTTAATTAAAAACTTTGATTTTTATTTGTTTAAACAGTAAAGTTTAAAGATAGTTAATGGAAGTTTCTAAAGGAATCATTAGGATTGATACAAATGAAAATATTATACCAACTGATATTGAATTTATTGGAATTGGAATGAATAATTATGTTATCTTAAAATATAAAATTGGCGATCGTATGCACTATATACAATATTCTACAGAATGTAATAGAATGCAAAGATATTTATTTTTTGAAATTATAAATAAGTTACCATTATGGATAATCACATATCAAGTAGCCCCTTATAATTATTTGACTTCGCCTTCAAATGGTATATATTATTTCAACATCAATTTCTTAATTAAGATTGATGCTAATTTGATTAATGATTATATTAATACTTCATTAGCTCTCAATGCATTTATATCTAATTTATATAATCAAGCACCCTCATTTTCAAATCCTGATTTAACTAATCAAAGTATTATTCCATACATTGTTCCTGTTAAACCACCAAAATATTTTAAGATTAATCTTTATGATTATCAACAAAGAACTTTAGCTAAAATGCTTCAAATTGAAAATAATCAAACTGATTTTATTATCAATTACACTTTTCCAATTAGTTTTGAAGGAAATGACATTTTATTTGATCCTATTTCTAATACAAGAGTTAGTAAAGAACTAAAATTTAAAATTAAGACAAATGGAGGTATTCTTTCAGATGAAATGGGATTAGGAAAGACAATTAGCTCTATTGCAATAATTGCTTCAAATCCAGCTCCAACTATCATAACAAATACCCAAAAGTCTATTATATCAAATATTGATAAAATTAATTCAAGAGCAACAGTTATTCTTTGTCCTAGTCACTTGACTAAACAATGGGAGACAGAAATTAAAAATTGTAATCCAGACTTTAAGATTAAGACTATTTTAACTAAAAATGATTATAATGGATTAACATTTGATACATTTATTAATTCAGATATTATAATTACATCTCATCAATTTATTATGAATTTTAAGTTTTATCCTACAATTCATTATCAACAATGTACACCTTCTAATTTTAATTTTGACCATAGAAATAATATAGTAAAAAAGTATTTAAATGAAATAATTTCAAAAATTGGATTTCCTGATATTAAAGAATTAAATGATCCAATTTTTGAGTTCTTTAATTTTCATCGTATTATTCTAGACGAGGGTCATGAAATTTTTGGTCAGTTACTTGGTACTGTTTCTCTTGGAAAATATATGGCTCAATGGGTGTCAAATATTGATGCAACATATTATTGGTATGTATCAGGTACACCATTCATTAATTATACTGGTGTTAAAAATTGTGCCCGCTTTATTAATTTGAAGTTAGAAGATTCTGAAAGAAAATTAGAATTTGATTATTCACAGGCTTCAGTATATGGTAATATATATGATCCAAGAAATATTACACAATTTATGAATAAGGAATATATTTGGAATAATATTATAGATAAGGTTTGTATTAGACACAGAAAAATAGATATTGAAAATCAAATTCAAATTCCTGGTTATCAAGAGCAGATTATTTGGCTTAAGTTTACTGACTTGGAACGACAACTTTATGATGCCAAAAAAGGCAAAGTTACTAACCAAACTCTCCAACAACTATGTTGTCATCCTTTAATTGTAGAATCAAGTAAGAAGATTTTTGGTGATGTAGAAGTTGACTTGGCTGTTATGCAAAATAAACTCATTGAATACCATAAATCTAATTATGAAAATTACAAGATTAAATTAGATAAACTTGACCCATCACGTCAAGAATATCACATGCTTAAAAAAACATATGAAACTCAAATGTCTGAATCTAAATATCTTTTTTCTATTCTTGAAAAGATGAAACATCCTGATATTATTGATGAAGAAAACTGTTCTATTTGCCTAGACAAATTATATAAGCCTACACTTACTGCATGTGGTCATCTATTCTGTTATATTTGTCTCAAGCAGTGTCTAGGTATTAAAAATATATGTCCAATATGTAAAACTGATTTAACTGGTAAAGATCTTCTAGTTATGAACATAAAAAAAAATGAAACTAATGAAGAAACCAATCCACTTATACAAAAATATGGTTCTAAACTTGGTAAGCTTATTAGTATTATTAGACATTTAGTTGTTCAAAAAGAGTCTAGAATTATTGTATTTTCTCAATGGGACGATATGTT